TTTGATCTCGTATCTTGGACAATATAATAATTTTTCCCACCATGTCGAAAATTGTTGTAATTCCATGAGATTTGCAAAGGCGATAGTTTGATTGAATTTTGTTTAATACATTTTAATTCAAGCCAAATTGCTTGACCGCCGTATATTCCGTATAGGTCTGGCACTCCCCCACCATGACGATTTTCTATTCTAGTCCATTGAACGTGAGATAAATTTTTCATTATCTCACGCCCAAAGTTTGATTCTGGTTTAACTGTCAATTTGGATTTTTCCACTCCCCCATATCACGAATGAGGCGTTCAATTTCGTCGCGGTGGTTTTCATGCCATTGATAAAAACACCCCGAACTATGAAAAAGTCCGTCGCGAGATTGTCGAGGTGTGTGATAACTTATACCATAAGAATTTTCTACATAATTCCACCTATCAATATTAAAAGCATTTTCTGGTAATTCGTCGCGTTCAAAATTATTCCTTTCTTCTGCTGTGCTAAAATTTTCATGGTGGTATTTATGATCTGGCGTCGCGAGGATTCCGCGACTGCCATATTGTTTATATAATTTTTTGCCACAATTCTGACAAACAGGAATATCGCTCATGCGTCAACTTTCTGTTTTGGTGTTTTCACAACCGCCACAATATCACGCTGTGCTTGTCGTAGTTTTGCACTATCAAGCAATCTTTGTTTTGTATCATCAGATATTATTGAAACCGCTGTCCCTATTTCGTCAGCGTCAAAATTTACGCATTGATCTAGGTCAGTCCAATATTTTTTAACCTCATTCAAAAATTTAGCTTGATCGACGACTGCGTTCATATCGTTGATTAATTGTATTTTCTCTTTGAAAATATCTTTTTGTGCATTTTGCATATTAGTTTTTGATCTATTAAATGATCTTAACTGTTGCCAATCATCTTGACTATTAATCATCATTACGCGACTATGACAACTGCCTTGAGGCACTAATAAATAATGACCGCCAAGATTACCAATATCGCTTTCGTTTATATCTTGATCGTGATAATTATTATAAGATTTATTGCCTGTATATTTAGCAACCTTTAGATTATCAACTGCGTCTTTTAAATCTTGATCTTGTTTATAATAATGAGGATTGTTTTCTTTATTTTCATACTCATAATATAAATTTGGATTAACGCCCACGCTCATCAAATCATTATAATATAATGCTGTCATATCATCACGATTATAATTCCAACAGAATTGCGTTTCTTGTCTATCTTCAAAACTAGGTTTAAAATAGAAGCAATTATCATATTGAGCAAAACTACCGCCATAACCACCGCGAGAATACTTTTTTAATATTTTCATATCATCTTGCGGAAAGTTTGAAATGACAACAGGATTTATTACATTATCCCAAACTGATTGCTCTAGTTCTCTAAATTTACTTACAGCGTCATTAAGCAACTCGTCTTTTTGCGTCGGTGTTTTTAATGTAGTATCACGCCACGCTTTTTTAATTGCGTCGCGTTTAGCCTTATTTAGTCTTATATCATCTTTGTTCATATAAGTTCCTTTCTGTTATAGTCCTATTAACATGGGACAAATTAACTGTCAAGCACAAAACCAGAATAATCATTTTTAGCTTTTCCCTTTGCCAAAAGTCCTGCGATAATATTATCGCCGTCAAGAAAACGCAAATCGCTATCGTCAGCATTTACAACTTTGAAACCATTGTATTTTTTTGGTAATGACTTTCTAAATACTGCCGAAATATTGCCACCGCGATCTAATATATCAAATGCGTTTTTTCTATTATCCTCATTCAATGAATAAGTTAAATGATAATTACTAGGCAACTCGCCATTGACGAATGACAACGCCCTTTTATAAATTTTTGTGTAGTCATACCATTGAATACTTTTATATTCCTCAATCAAGCCTGTCTTTTCCCATGATATGTCGCTAGTTCCATTTAAACGAATACAAGGAATTAGATTTCTTTTTTTCGCCTTGACAATAAACGCGTCTATTTCTTTTCTAATCTTATTAAGAAAAGTGTCGCGTTCTTGAATATACCACCTTGTTTTATTTATTCTACCCTGTTGCACATTAGAAAAAGCACCATGCCCAGATGTATATAAACAAGCCTTTTTACAACCTTGAGAAGCCATAGGACAAACATTAAAACCGCTTTCATTACTAGGCGCAAGATATAAGACCGCCGTCATATAACCATATTTCTGACCTTTTACAGTTTTCGCGTTATTATCAATATTTAAAAGTTTTTTAGATTTAATAAATCCTAATTGTTTCATACATTATCCTTTCTTAATATCCTATTAACATGGGACAAATTAATTGTCAATCATAACAGCTTTCTTAATTCTGAAATTTTATTCTCTATTATGTTTAAATTATTTTCAATATCATTTATGCAATCGTAAACATCATAATTTGGATATTCGTCGCGGTGTGATAATTTTTTATTATATGATCTGATTAAATGTATTAAATCCATATCTAATAAATTTGAAAACTCGCCCTTTGATTCTGAATAATGTTGTTTTAGCTCGTCGTCGTGTATATCACAAGGGACTTTTCTATCTTCAATGTCTGCTTGTAGTTTTAATAATTTTCTTACTATCATTTTAAAATCCCTTTCTATATTTTCTTATTCTTGCATATGGAGAATCTAAAGGTGGCGTATATCCATTTTTAATTTTATCACGATACAAAACACCTAACACAGAATTTTTTGATCTATGTAAAATTTTACCAACAGTAGAATATGAATTTGTTTTTGCTAATTCTCTAGCTTGTTCCATTTCTTCTGATGTCCAGTTTTTAGTTTTCATTTTATTTTCTCCTCATAAAAATTAACATGATAGTTTAAATTTTCGTCACGATCATAATTTACATCTATTTGAAAATTATGTTCTCTTGTAATATCATTTATAACTTCCATAACACTCTCAACTATATCTTGAGGCGTTGAATATTCGTCCCATTTAACCCAATGTTTACTCATTCTATTCCTTTCTGTTACTATCCCATTAAATAATATAAATTGACATGTCAATAACAAAATGATAAAAAATAAAAAAGAAAGGAAAACTATGAATATAAACACGCTTACGATAAAGCAACAAATGAATAGAGTAGAAGAATTAGACTTATACAAAGAATATCGTCACGCTTACGATAAAGCTACAGAACTAGAATTTTTTGATAAGCAACAAGAAGCAGATTATTATTATGAATATGCTATGCAATTAAAAAAGAAAATTGACAATGGAGAAACCATTCTTTACAAAGTTAATTTTTAGAAAGGAAGAAAATGAAAATTGAAGAGATAGATAAAAAGTTAAAAGATATTGAAAATAAATATCACAACGGTCAAAATGCTACATCTGTTGATATAGCTGATTGGTGGTCTAAAGAAGATCAAAAAGAATATAAAAGATTATTAAAATTAAAAGAAAGAAAACCTATGAAAAAATTTAAAGTTACTGTGTGGGAAGAATGCACATGGGAAAAAATAATTGAAGCAGAAGATGAAGGACAGGCAGAAGCTAAAGCCTATGGAGATATAGCAGAAACAGGTTACGATAATTGGGAAATAGGTAATCACGGTACAAATGATATTACAGATATAGAGGAGATAAAATGACATTAGAAGAATTATATTGGTGGAGAGTTCAAAAACTATGGACTATGTATAATAGTATTACAGACGATGAAGTCTATAAATCTATGTGGGAAAGAAAATTAAAAGAATTATTATTGAGGGGGTTTCGTGGAGAATAAAGATAACTTTGAATTACCAGAATATTACAATACAAAAAAACCAAAATCAGAAGAAAATTTAGTTAAGAGAAAATGTTTTGCCTGTGGTAAAGAAAAAGCTATGGGTAAGTTTGAAAGATATTGTAGTGATGATTGTAGGTCAAGGTCTACAAGATATTATCAAACACCTAACAGTATACGGTGGTAAAAATGCAAGGGGGATGGTTAGTATTATTAGCAGTAGTGGGCATATTTCACTACTACAATAAACTTAGAATAAAAATTAGTTTAGTTTTTAGTAAACACGGAGTGTTTTTATATATTTTACTTATTTTTCTTCTTCTATGGTTTCTATTTCTTTAATCTCAACGCCGATAGCTTCACCGTTGATAACATTATGATCTCTAATCTCTTTGAGTTTAGCTTCAAGTTCTGGTCTAGTCATGTTATCAAGTGAGGCTGTCACAACCTCTTTACGATCAATATAAAAACCCGCAAGTTGACCACGGCGATATTCTGCATTTATTGCAGGCCCCATTTGTCCGTTCGTTACAGCAATATCACGCAACCGTGACAATTCTCTAGAGTGTTTTACAAAATCTAACTTACTAGCTTCCGCATATTCACGCTGTAGATTTTCTATAGCTTCTACAACTTTAGGGAAATACTTGGGATTTCTTAGATTACAAGCCTGTGTGACAGCAGATTTC